ATCGAGCGCATTGGGTGCATCAAAAGCATTCGGTCGCATAAATTCCATTTCCTTTGGCTATCCCATTGAGTAGCCAACCTTTTGATCGTGCTCATGTTCCGACGAGCGGCTGTTTTTTATCGACCGGAGATAAGCTGCTTTCAGCGCGCGTGTCGGGCAGAAAGTTTTCTTAGCCAGGCGTGTGGGGAGGCATCCTGCGGTGTCACGAATCATGGCATCGCTCGTCACCAGGGAGCAGTGCAGGCTGCCAGTGGCGGCGATGGGATGCTGCTTCCCCCCCTTGCCGCCGATATCGATTTTCTCAGCTGCGGCGATGCGTTTCTCCAGGCATAAAAAAACCGCCCGTAGGCGGCTTGTGCAAACGGTAGATCAAACGGCCATGTCTGATTCAACCAAAGCATTTTCGTAAGAATGGTCGTAGTGCCACTGGAAGATACTGCCGACGAGCTTTGCAAAAATGACAAGGACATCGACGGCTTCGCGCTCTTCCAATCGGTTTGCGTCTGGATCGAGCACGCACAAAGACCCGAACAAGCTGTTGTCTCGCAGGAATATGGGAATGGAAATCGAGCTTTCAAAGCCGTAGCGCTGAGCAGCAATGTTGCCTTTGTGCGATGGACTCTGACTAATGCAGCCCACGACAAGATTCGAAGGGTCGGCCAGCAAATTGCTGCACATGGAGAATTCAAGCGGAAATCTTTCCCCATCCTTGATGCCCAGGCATATCTCGTCATTCACGCTGCACGCGACCCAGTCTCTGTCGCAGAACTTCACGATCGCCGCGAACCGCAGGCCCGTCAGCCGCACGATCAATTTTAAAATATTGGTGGTTGCCTCAATTTCGGCAATAGCGTTTAACTCATGTATCGACAGCTGGAAGTTTGAAGATTGGCTCAACTTTAGGACCTCGATCCCTCAACGCTGTCTCGATTTTTTAACAGCCTCCAAGCGGGTATAGCAGAAGGATACGAGGCTAGCAATGAGCCACCAAACGTAGGAGACAGCCGGTCTATACCTCGTCTTCGGCGTCAATCAACGCTGAGATCATCGCTATCCCGGCTCGCTTGCTCGCGGCCCCCCTCATTGAAAGGGCTGTGGGTAGCATCACCCCAATGGAATTGGGCAAGCCTCCGAACTCAAGGTAGCGTTGCGCACAATAGTTTTTGCGAAGGGGTCGAAAATGTCGCATTTGAATGAACAGCTCTCTAAAGGCGATTGGGTCAGGCTGGCGCGCATCGACCCATCCGCGACCGTACGTGTTGACTGGATCAACGCAAGAGAGGCAACGCCAGGCGATATCGCGATTGTTGAAGCGGTATACGAGGCCTCTGTACAGCTGCTCTGCGAGCCAACGCCCGGTCTTCTTGAGTGGAGAACCCTTTTCACACTGGATGGGCTGTCGTACGCCGTGGTTCCGGCTCCGAATGCGACTGCTTGAAGCCGAGCAAAAAGCCCAGCACATGGCTGGGCTTCCAATTAAACGCAGGTGCCACCTTTGTGATGGGATCCTGTCCCGCCAGTCGGATGCGTGCCCTTAGGACAGGCCGACGCGGATACCGACACTAGCGACAGCAGAGCGACTAACCCAGCGACTGCGATTCTCTTCATAACGCCTCCATGCACTGCGGAATGCAGTTCAAGGCTATCGGCTTACGAAACACTGGCTTAAGTCGCAGGCAAACAGAGTATCGGCAACGGATTTGAGAGGACCGGTTCTGACAACGCTGAAGAGGAGGCAGGCATAGAAAAATGACGAGTCACCCAAAAGTCACCCGCATGAAAAAGCCCAACCTGAAAAGGTTGGGCTAAGTCATTGAAAAATATGGTCGGGACGGAGTGATTCGAACACTCGACCCCTAGCACCCCATGCTTGACGACATTCGCAAGCTATTGATTTTGTTGGACCTTTACCGGCGCTCGCTGCAAACGATGCCGTACTGATCCGTACTGAATATAGCGAATCCCCGAAAATCCCCCACCTCCCCCCGGCGTTCTGCCGACGTTAACCCTTCCCACTCAGTTGCATTTGACCGTCCAGAGCTGATCCACCTTTGTGGTGAAGCTCTGACTCATCAGATCCCGCCGCATCGCCCATCCGGGAGCGGCAGGAACACTCGCCGCGCGCAACGTCCCCCGCCCCCACTTTGCGTTGATCTCATCGAGGACGCTCATCACCTTCTCCGCTTCCTCCGGTTGCGAGTGTGCGAACAGGTCGTCGGTGAATTCGCCTGGCTGCCGCAGATCCATTAAAAGAACCTCGGCTTTGCTGTATTTGAAGCCTGGCCTGAACAGGCGATCGACCGCCTCTGTAGCGGCCTTGGTCATCAGCCTTACGTCGTTTGTCGGATACGGCAGTTCCACCAGCGCCCCGTTGGCGTACTTCGCCTCCTCCGGATTGAACATGCCTGTGCGGATGCTCACCCTGATCTTTTTGCACAACGAGTTCTGTGCGCGCAGCTTCTCCGCAGCGCGCTGCGTGTAGGTGGCCACGGCCTCTTTGATCGGCTCAATCGCGGTCAGCCGATTGCCGAACATTCGACTACAGCAGATCTCCTGCTTCGGCGGATCGGCTTCGCCGAGTTCAAGACACGGCGTGCCGGCAAGTTCGCGCGCCGTCTTCTCGATGACGACGCTGAATTTTTGCCGCAAGGTCCAGGGATCGGCCTTTGCCAAGTCCATCGCGCTCTTGATCCCCATCGCCTCCAAGTGGGCCTTCATCCGCTTACCAACGCCCCACACCTCCCCCACGTCAGTGTTACGCAAGGTCCAGTCGCGGTTGAACGGATCACAGATGTCGACTACGCCGCCGGTCTTGGCCAGCAGCCGCTTGGCGGTATGATTTGCCAACTTCGCTAGCGTCTTCGTGCGGGCGATGCCCACGCCGACGGGAATACCAGTGCGCTTATAGATGGCGGAACGGATCTGGCGACCGAACGCAGTCAGGTCACCTGGAATGCCCGTCAGGTCTGCGAAGGCCTCGTCGATGCTGTAAACCTCGAGCGCGGGCACCATCGATTCGATGATGGTCATTACCCGCTCGCTCATATCGCCATACAGTGCGTAATTACTGCTGAAGGCCACCACACCGTTCCGGCGCAGGTGGTCTTTGATCTGGAAATAAGGCGCGCCCATCTTCACGAATGGCTTCGCGTCATAACTTCGGGCGATGACACAGCCGTCGTTGTTCGACAGCACCACGATGGGAGTTTTGGCGAGGTCAGGCCGGAAGACGCGTTCGCAACTGGCGTAAAAGCTGTTGCAGTCGATCAGCGCGAAGACGGGCTCAGGCTTTGTCATGATCGCGGACGCTGTATTTCACCACGCCCCAGATCACAAGCTCGTCCCCTTCCATCACATGGCGGGACGGGTACTTCGGATTCTCTGACTTCAGGATGACCTCGTTCCCGCGCATGTGCAGCCGTTTGCATACGGGCTCAGAGTTCAGGGCCGCAATCACGATGTCGCCATGCTCGGCGTAAAGGCTTCGATCTACAATCACGAGGTCGCCGCAGTAGATGCCTGCGCCCTGCATGCTGTCGCCCTCGATCTTCACCAGGTACACGTGCGGCGCCCGGATGTCGAAGAGCTCATCCAGTGAGATGTGCTTCTCGATGTGATCGGCCGCCGGCGAAGGAAAGCCGGCCGGGACGTGAAAGGAGTAAAGGGGCAGCTTTTCGCCGCCGGCCGACAGCGGGCCGAGGATCGTGACGCTCATGATGCAAGCCTTGTTGTGAGTAACTGTATGTATATACAGTTAACGTTCTTGATCGCCTGCGGTCAATCTGATGTGTAGGAAATTTCGACGGGTGACACCATGTGCGGACGCTACTCGATCTACGAATCGATGGACCATTACCTCAAGGAGCTCGCGCCAAAGCAGTTGGTGATCAATGGCTACGACCTCTGGCCGATTGAGCGCTACAACGTCGCGCCGTCGACTCGCGTTGAGATCATCCGGCCGACCGAGGAAGGCCTGAGCGTCGACAAGGTGAAGTGGGGGTGGTCGCCGTTCTGGGCGAAGAAAGATGCGAAGCGTCCCGCCCCCATAAACGCCAGGGTCGAAACGGTGATGACGGGGAAGTACTTCAAACAGCTGTGGCCGGACGGTCGAGCGCTGGCGCCCGCGAACGGTTGGTTTGAATGGGTGAAGGATCCGGATGATCCGAAGAAGAAACAGCCGTATTTCATCAGGCTGAAAGAGGAAGGTCCGATGTTCTTCGCCGCGCTGGCGGAGGTTCATCAGGGGCTGGAGCCGAACCCGCAGGATGGATTCGTGATCATCACCGCGGATTCAGATCAGGGGATGGTCGACATCCACGACCGGCGACCGGTTGTGCTGAGTCCTGAGCACGCTCGGGAATGGGTCGATCCGGTGACAACGCCGGAGCGCGCCGCTGAGATTGCCAAGGAGTGCTGCAGGCCGACCGAAGAATTCACTTGGTTCGAGGTGAGCAAAGACGTGGGGAATGTGCGGAACCAAGGGGCGCACCTGATCAAGCTCCTCACCCAGATCGATAATACGGACTGAAACTATCATACGGCATAGGGCCGCGTCGGCTTCACAGCCCCTCATCGACTAGAATACATTCTAAATAGAGGCTTAAGGACACCCTTAGGCACCCCCTTGCGTAACCCTTTAGGCGCTGATAATATCTCCCTCAACAACTCAAGAAGCGCATTCGTCGCGAGGCCAAATTGAACGACTTCGATAGCATAATCGACTATTTCATTAACATTAGCATCCAAAAAGCTGGTGAAAGTGGGGTGATGGTTCACGACTACCGAATCGATAAAAGAGACCTTGAAAGAACTCGGATTACCGATCACTTTTTAAACGAGTGTCGCGACATTTGCCTCGAGCGGGACGTCGATATGAAATACGCTGAAGAGCGAGGCATCTTTAACGTCCGAGTAGATCTGCGGCGCTGCCGATTGAGCTTCACGCAGTCGCACAGTCTGTCCGCAGTCTTGGGCCGGATGGAATACTGAAGAGGTTTGGAAAAAACACGAAATGATTTGAACGCATTGAAAAAGTCCTCGGCAGGAGCCTGCAAGCAACCTACCGAGGACCGCCAATTAAGCGCGTGAAGGTTTGCGACGTGCTTAGCTCGCAATCTCCAAACGCTTTCGTCGACGTTCGCACGATGACGATAGCAAACGAGAGAAGGCGAGTCCATAACTGCCAACCGTTTACCGGAGTCATTGCCATGTCATCTACATGTCCAATCGTTCGACCGGTGCATGTATGCGCGTATACTCGTATGCGCCGAGGTCAACTCGAATACGTGTGCCAACATTGTCGTAGCCTGCCTAACCGTTAAGGATTGGCCCCAACAAAGCCACCTCACCAGATTAGTCGGGTGGCTTTTTTGTTTTCAGCGACACACATCCCTGATATACGCTTGCGCCGCCCTCAGGGCTGCTTGATCAGCAATGATCCCGGCGCGGATATCGAGAACAGATCGTCCAGTTGCTGCAGAGAGTTCGACGGAGCCTGTATCACCCATGCTGGCGGCGCCGGCGGTACCGGACACGTTCCCGCCACCGGCACTACAACTTCCCGCGATGCGCAACCGGCGAGTGCCGTCAGCAACAGCGCGGCGCAGAGTTTCGTTTTCAGCATTGGCCTTTTCCTTTTGATCAGTGGCGTCTTTGTCCAGGGCGGCGAGTTTCTGCTCGGCATCCTGCTGCTTGGCCAGCGCCTGCCGTGCCTGAGTGGCGCCTGCGTTGGCAATGTTGGTTAGATCTGCTTGGTGATTGGCTTCGTTGGTGGCGATGACTTGGCCGTAGGCGTTGGCCTGCCAGACCCATGCCGCGGCGAATCCAATGCCGACCAGCGCGATAACTGCCAGCCCATAGGCCAGCAGCTTCACGCGGATATCGGTCACGCCAGTGCCCTCTGTACGCCCTCGGCGATGACCGACGCCGCGTAGGACACGCTGCCGTTCTCGTGCCGGATGATTCCGGTCGCGATCGCGATGAGCGTGCGGAAGTTGCGCAGATCGATCGACTGATTCGGCGCAACACCGACGCCGGCGGCCACGGCCTTGATGTACGCCTCGGTGTCGTTCTCCACGCCAGGCGCCCAGCGATTGATTACCTCGCGTACCGTGTCGATGCCGGTACTGCCAATGCTAGGCATCCCGTCCTTGCCACGGTAAGCGAGGATCAGCTTTGCCAGCGCACGAATGCCGTTCTCGGCGGTATCGAACCGGGCGAACCGCTTTTCTATAGCCAGGTCTGGCGCCAGTTGGCCCTGCCACTGGTTGCGCGGGTTGTAGTCGATATTGCCAGGGTTGTTGTTGCGAACCCCTCGGGTGACTGGTGGCATTCACTTTTCTCCAGACGAAAAAATGCCCGCGGATGGCGGGCCATTGGATAAACTGCGCCTTCCACGCATGGAGGCATTTATGAAATATCTTTTTACTCTCGCAATCGCAGCATTGATGACAGGTTGCGCACACTACAGCGACAGCACTACCGGCTCTGACAGCGTTAACCGACAAGTCGGGAGCAAGGGCTATAACCACAGTTGCGATGCCGAGCCTAAGAACCAGCCCGGCTGCTATGACCCAGCGCCATCCTTTTCATGGGGGTTCGTGGACAAATTCAAGCTCAAGCTCGGAGCTGAATAGTCCCGTTTGCTATTCCGGAGCCTGAGCCTGCTCCGGCACGTCTTCGGCGGTGATGGTCACCTGGGCGCGGTAGCTCTTCACCAACTGCGCCGTACGGATCAGTGACTGGGGAAATGCCCCCAAGATCTCGCGCGCTTTCGCATCAGCCTCGGCTTCGGTGGCGTATTCGGTCTGATTGTTAGGGTCGTAAGCGTTGCTGCCATTGATAACGATAAAAGGCATGTGAGTCTCCATTATCCAATTGAGTGTCGTTTGAAACAGAAAGCCTTAACCGAACGGGAAAGGCAGGTTTGCGGTCCGCACAACGAGAGCGACTGGGTAGTTACCATCAGCCGGTAACCCGGCAACTGAGCAGCCTGGTACTTGGTTTGTGTTCGCGGTGATATTTGTCGTTTCTCCAGCGGGACCAAACATAAAACTTATACCCCCAACCCTTCCATACGATCCTTCGGAGACGCCAAGTATCGTCAAAGTGGGGTCAGTAAACCAACTGTCGCAACCACGCGAGAAGTTTAAAAACGAGGCATATTCCACGTTTGACTCAAGTGGAATATCGATAACGGCATCCCAGCCGTCTGATCTGCCTGACCCGTTGCTCCAGCCAACGTATTCCCAGCGACACCCTGCATAGGGTTGTCGTTTATTATATCTATCCAGATCGCTTGGCGCGGGAGCCTGCATTGAGTAAGCGACGTTCAGCGGAACCTGTAATGAGTTGAATGAGATAGAGCCGTCGGGCCTTCTGCACTTCAAGAAAGGCAGTGTTCCTTGAACGTTATCATTCATCAAATCAAAGATGTAGGCCTTAGTAGCAGTGCTAGCCGACGCATAGTAAAACTTAAACGTGTTACCTGATCGTTGAGTTCCTTGAAGGGTTCCCTTACCAACGAGGAAACATATTGGGTTAACAGCACCAGCAACCGTGATCGAGTGCATGCGCTCTCCAGGAGACGGTGGCTGAACCTGATTGTAACTAGATCTCAAATTTGGGTCTACGTTGATGCCGCGAAGGACGAATCTATACCACTCACCATCCGCTTGGAGATAACCACTTTTAATCAATCCGTGGGAAATGTACTGAGTGTCAAACAAAAGGCTTCCATCTTCTTTCCTGACGATCAGGCCTGCCATTAGAAATACCCGTAAAAGATTCGACAGTTCGCAGAAAAATACCCCCATCCGTTAGTGTTGTATGAATAAAACCAATTCAGACTCAAGCCGCTAAGGGTAACAGAGGGTCTTTTTCCCAATGATTTCTGTAGGTCAACCAATGGCACCACCACAAAGTAGAGCTGCTTACCGGCGGGAGGTGACGGCAGCGTCGCGCTGCCGTTTGCCCCGTTGGTGTCGACCGACCCCATGTTCTGACTGATCCTCATCGTCATGTTGAGGACTTCCTGCCCAGCGACGTTGCGAATTATCAGGCCAGCCATTTATCAAACCCTAAGTTCAAGAATCACAACACCGCCCGATACTGCGAACAAACCATCCTCCCTTAGAATCATATATTTCCCATTCGTTGCTTTATTCTGAATGGTTATTTGCCCGCTATTGTAATCTGTGATCATTACGGGCTGACCATAGTTAGTGAGTGTCTGCGAATAGATTGACTGACCGATAAGCGCATTAGTAATCGTCGCCTTTTGTATAACCGTGTCACGAATGAACACTTGTCCACCCGACACCATGAAGGGAGAGGTAAATGTGCCGTTTGCGGACGAGTCAGCGTTCAATACCGCAAAGGTGTCAGCACTCACCACAAATTGTGATTGTGTTGTCCCTGAGCTGTTATCCAGGCCAATACCAAAGCCTGCAGCCCAACGTCTTCCATCGGCCATTACGCCGAGCTTTACGGTATAGGAACTGCTGACCTTGCCGCTGGTATCCGCCAATGCAGTTGCCTGCACCTGTAGCGCTGCGCCCTGGTTGTTCACAGTGGTGGTCAGTCCCGTGATCGACTGGGCTTGCGAACTGATCGTGCTGCCCTGCTGCGTCACGGTTGAGGTCAGCGAAGACAGCGCGCGGCTCGAAGCCGACGGTGCAACCCTGCCGACCGCAATCCAGTCGATGTCGAACGCGCTGCCGGACAACGCGCCAATGTCGAGCCGGATAGCCGTGATCGTGCTGGTTACCCAGTCCGTACCCCCAGCAGTCAGCGCCGCCATATCAAACTCAAGAACGGTGCTCGCACCTACGGCAAGGTTGGGGTTAGCCAGCTTCTTGGTATAGGAGCCGCTGATTCCGTGGCCACTGGTGACGTAGTAGATGCTCCCATCCCAGTCTGTAGCCGGTGTACCCGCGCGCCGAGTGATCGAAACGCGGATCTTCGAATACAAACCGCCGTTGATGGCCAGACCCGAAATATTGATGCTCGGATCTGAGGCATTCGCCGTCTGCCGCATGACGCCGGCGGACGGGAATGTGAGCGAACTGTTAGCGGCCGCCCACCCCTCGGCAGTGCTGTCAAAGTTCCAGCTGGCACCCTCTGCAGGATCAAGACCCGATGCGCCCAGACTGCCTTGGATCGTCGAAACCGACGTCTGCAGGTCCGTAATGCTCGACGCTTGGGCGGTGTTGACCCCCTCTACCGCTGTGACGCGGTTGGTCAGCGTGTCCACCGACGAAGCGCTGGCCTTTGTCGCAAGACCGTTGGTGGTGCTGTTTACTGCGTTTTCCAGAGAGGTCGTGCGCGCCGAAATGCTGGTGATGTCATTGCCGTTCTGAGTGACAGCGGACTGCAAGGAAATCACAGCGGCAGAGGTCGCGACCTGGGCGTTCGTAACCGCCTGCACAGACGGCGAGTAAGCGGTGAGCACCGACCCTTCTTGCAACTGGACATTATCCAGCTCAATCCACATATCAGCAGTCGCACCAGATCGATTGAGCAGACGCCCCGCGTAAATATGCCCGGCCACGGTTCCTACGGGAGCAGTGGCCGAAAAGCTCATTCGAGTAAATGTCGTCCCAACTGCTGTCTCCGGTAGCTGTGAGGTGGAGATAACCGAACCGCTGCTGTTGATCCACTGAATGTACATGGCCAGGCGTGCGGACGGACTCGACATCCGCGCATTCACGCTGAGCGTGTAGGCCTGTCCTGCTACCAGCTTCGGATCAGGACCTTCGGTTGCGTAAAGCTGAAGGTCGATGTAGCCACCGTTCGGAATCTGATCGATCTGAGCCTGCAGCTCGGCCTGCACCTCGGTCACGGTGTTGCTGACGTCGGTGATCTGGTCGCTCAGGTCGGACTTCACTTGGTCAAGGCGGTCGTTTACCGAGCCTGGGCCGTCGCCACCGATCTTGTCGATTTCAGACAGCAGTTCCTGGCCGAGCTGGCTTTCGGTGATCTGCCCCACCAAGTAGTCGAGGATGTCGTCAGCGTCAGCGCTGGCCTGGCCGTTCACGACAGTTGGAGCTTGCGGGAACCACGAGCCGACGTTGCCGGTACGGTCGACGAGCCGCGCCCAGAAGAAGAACGATTGACCCGCGCGCAGGCCCTGCATGGTGTAGTCGGACTGTGGATATGCCAGATCTGCCAGCTTTATCGCGCTTTCCAGTTGCGGCGCTTCGCTATACCAAAGCTCGGTGCGCTGCGTGTCTTCCGCACCTGGAGGGAAAGTCCACTTCAGGCCGATGCCGAAGATCAGGCTTTCGGTGGTGAGCGAGGTTACTGCCGGAGGCAATCCTTCTTTGCCGTTAAGCTGAGTCAGCATCGACGAGCGCCAGATCGACGAGATGTCGTAGGCGCTCACGGCGCGAACGCGGGCCAGATACGCGCCCGAGTAAATACCGGTGATGTCCACGCTGGTGCTGCCAGTGCGCTGGACCCTAATCCAGTTGCCGTTGTCCTTGCGCCACTCAACGTCATACCCCACCGCGCCGTTTACCGCAGGCCAGGTGATCGTCATGGTGTTGATGGCAATGCCTTGATCAATCGCGGACGTGGCGGTCAGCGTGACGCTGGCCGGTGCCGGAACCACAGTTATCGGGATGACGCTGATCGGCCGCTCTTCCAGGCGCGCGCCGGTGTCGATATATGCAAATTTACCTGGCTCGAACTGGAGCGCGGCAATTTCATAGTCGCCCTCTGCCGTACGCTTTCGGCTGAGCACGCGATACAGCGGGATCGCGAGATCGTCAGCGTCCAACGCCCACTGGAGTTGCGGCGCCGGAGTTTCGCTGTAGGCGGTGGTCACTGTCACTGCGCGACCGGCGACAGACTGAACGGTTCTGCCCTCCGCCTTGCCGCTTGGCAGGTTGATGATCAGACGATCCCCAGCCTTGGCTTGGGTGTCACGGTCCAACGTCACCACACGTCCGGCAGTGGCGGAAATCCGGCCGCCGATCTCACGACCAGCCAACAGCGAGTCGGCAATCGGGATGATGTAACCCGGCAGCGGAATCGCGCCTTCCATGCCAGTCTTGAACGTGACAGTTCGATCCTGGTTGTTACTCAGCACGGCCCATTTGCCACGGCGTTGAGCCTCAGAGGCTCGGGTGCAGCCGATGGCACTGATCTCCACCGGTTTGTCGCCGAAACGGCGCTGCAGATCTGGATCTGCAAACGCCGTGACGTCGGTGTCGTAGTTGTTTGCCGGGTTGTCGAAGCTGACGATCGCGCGGGTGTACCGCGTCTTCGTCGAAGCACTGCCATACGAGAACTTGCCGTCGATCACGTTCGCGCGGGTGAAAACGTAGTCGATGTCCTGCGCGCGCGGCATGTCGGCCTGCATCACGATCTGGCCTTCGGCCCAGTACGCCATGCCTCGGTAGATAGCAGAGATATCGCGCAGCAATGTCCACGCCTCTGCCTTGCCCTGCAGATTCATATCACAGAGGAAACGTGGCTCCTGCCCACCGATACCGTCCGGCACCAACTGGTCGCAGTATTGGGCAATGCGGTACAGCTCCCATTTGTCGACCATGAAGGGCTTGATGCGCTTGCCCAGACCGAAACGGTCAGTGGTGCAGATACCGAAAGTCACCCATGCAGGGTTGTTGGTCCACGCAGATTTGAAGGTCCCATCCCACACACCTGAATACGTGCGCGCAACCGGGTCATAGTTGCTCGGCACCTGCCACTTACGCCCGTTGCAGTCTACCGTCACAGCCGGAATGTTGGTGAACTGCTCGGCGTCGAACTCGATGTAAAGAAGAGCGGTGTTTGGGTAGCGCAGTTTCGCGTCGATGACTTCGGTATAGCCGGCGACCAGCATCGTGTCTGCGATCTTGTTGGTGTTCTGGTTCGGCGTGATGCGGCGCACGCGGATCTGCCATCCAGTAGTGGCCGGTGGCAAATCGACACGGCGCGACCGCTCATAACGAGTGGTGGTCTTGCCGTCCACCGCTTCATCCAGCACTTGCTGGTAGGCGCCGCCGTCAGATCGATGCAGAGATGATCGCGCCGCCCCAGCGGCGACGGCCAATGCAGATCGGGACGGGGTTACCGCTCGCAGTGGTGTTTCGCGCGCTGCCGAAGGCGTAGGACGGGAGGTTTTCAGGAGCTGCGCTTTGCTTCAGGCCGGAGGCTTGGGGGCTGAGCATCTGAATGACGCCGCCAAGCACAAGCGATGCACCGAGCGACTGCCCCCAACCCTGCATGCCTGGCACGAAGAATGACGCAACAAAGATCACAGCGCCGATGATGGTTTGAAGGATGCCAGCACGCTTGCTCCCAGACACGACCGGGACGATTCGCAGTTCGCGGGTTCCGCCGAGATCGAATGCATCAGTGGCTTCGTTCTTCCGGTTGCGGTAAATCGCGAATCGCATGCCCAGCCGGTCGAGGCGTTTAATCTCATCATCAAATCCGGCTAAGGTCGCCTTGAGAGCCTTGAACGCTTCCCATACTTGGCCCGAGTCAATCTGGCGGCGATGCTTGCGGCCGAACTTTTTAGCCAAGGAGCCAGAGAGCAGAATCGTGGTCATCGGACTGTATGAAGCTGCGGTCATGGACATTCTTGCTCCTCAAAAAAAAGCCACCCGAAGGTGGCTGGTTTTGGTCAGAGGCAGTCTTTAACCGCCTCTTCGATCGCCGCTCGCCCCACACCGGGCATCCACGCGACCCTCTGATAGAAATTCACTCGACTGCCGGCGCCAGACTTGCTGACATCGACCAGCTCATCAGTCAGCTGCATCGCGCCAATCACAATTCGGTATCCGTCGGATGTCTCCGACATCACCGCCTCAGACCGCGCGTCCTGCCACTTGGGGAAAACGCAAAGCGCGTATTCCTTTGGCGACTTTTTCGTGCTTGCGCTGGTGGTAGGCTTGTTCGTCGTCAAATCACTTGGCGAAACACAGCCGGCAAGCAGGGCTACTGATAACGCCCCTATCAAAAATCGCATGATTACTCCTCAAAAGGGCACTGCTAATGCATCGCAGCACGTGCCTCTGAATTCACAATGATATCCACTGCCGTTCTATTTGGTCCTTGACTCCAGACAGGCCGCAAACCATTTATTTTCGAACTGGCGAATCGCTTTTTGCTTGTACTCAGCTGTGCTGTAAGAGGATTTCTGATAGGCGTCCTGAACCAGCATCGCACCCAAATCATCTGTATGTTTGTCGCCCGTCTTGATTGCCATCATCTTCGCCATCGCCGTTTCTTCCTGCCGCGCGGACATTATTCCTCGAGCCATTTCAGAAACCTTTGTGCAATCAGCTACAATTTCGTCGCTTGGCGCTGCCGCATATGAACAATTCGCAACGACCGTTAAAACCAAAAACAAACCGCATCTAAAAGACCTCATAACTGCACTCCTTGGTCACTAATCCCTTGCTAATCATGCGGAAGGCTCGAGCGAAAGGCCAGTAGCCCCTGATCTTTTAACCTTTGAACAGGAGTGCCTGAGGATCAGGCGTGTTCTGTCATGCCACGGCCCGCCAAAGACAATGATCTCGGATGGCTTGCCGTAGATGTGATGAAGCAGGAACGGACCGGCGCCGTGCACCGCCACTGGCTCGCCCGGCAGCGTGGGATCAGTTCCGAGATAGATTCCGGCATGGTTCGGGTGCTTGGTGCGCCCTACGTCCATGACGATCATATCGCCACGCTGCGGTGAGCCGACGCGATCAAACCCTGCCGCCTCATATGACTGTTCATACAGGCTCGGGCCGTCCGCCTGCTCCCACCACCCGTCCTCGCGGTTGAAGGCATCGAACTCCAGCCCCCATTCGCGCTTGTACCAGTCCGCGCACACGGGATTGCCTGCTGGGAAGTTCGCCGCATCGATGTAGCGCACCAAGGTGTGCCGCATGGTCAGCTTGAACTCGAGCAGATCCTCGAAAGCGAGGCACAGCGCCGTGATTCGCCCGTTAACGTTCCCGACAGAGAGCGTTGGACGAACCGCTGTACCGTCGCCATTGGCCTCGATGCCGTCAATCTGCATCGGCCAGGCGCCGTACTCCTCGCCCTGCCACCAGATCGACTTCGCCGGTAGTTGGTCTGCATCCACGCCAGCCGCAATGATCTCGGCCTGGGTGTGCGGGATTGAGTGACCGTGAAAACGCAGAACGTCCGCGCCGTAATCTGAACCATCCAACTCGAAAAGCAAAACCTCGCTGCCAGGCTCGAGAACCTGCAGGTCATTGATTAACGGCATGGTGGATCCTTACGGTAGGAATGCTTGGTCGAACGTTGCGGTGAGCTTGAACTGCCCTCCGCCCAGCGGCGTAGGTACCGCTTTTTCGCAGGTGTAGAGGCCTACTTCGCCAAGCGGGGTTGTCCATTTGAAGGCTTTAGCCCCGCCATGACGGTCGAGGAATTCCATAATCTGCTGCACCGTGGACTTTGGCCCGGTGTAGGTTATGGGAAACGACTGCTCCTTGTTGTTCGGCCCATCGCCGAACTGCGCCTTGAAGTAGTCCGGCAACGACTTCGAACTGACGATTGCCTTGGCGAGGAAGGTGCCCATGACCGACATGTCATTCGCCTTTTTTGGGCTTTGTCGGCTTTTCGGTCTTCGGCGGAGTCGCCACCGCTTCGCTGATCAGAACGCCAGCACCGGCAGCGTCTTCTTCGCCCAGGACAACAACGGAATCACCATCACTTGAGTCGGGTTCGGCGTAGCCTTTCTGGATCAGCTCGCGGCCGTGCTGCTCGATGGTTTCGAAGGATTTGCCCTCGACCAAGGTCTGACCGCCCAGATACAGCGGCTTCAACGTCTTCAGCTTCATGATTGCCTCCAGTGGGCCGTCGCGCGGACGGCCCAACGTCAGTTTACGGAGTGGTCGGAGCGGTAAATTCACCGTAGATGAACGCTTCCGGACGCTTGACCGCCAGGGCCGCGCGCTCTTCGCAACGAACCGAGATCAGGTTCTTCTCGAAGTCGTCGGCGTTCTCGGTGGAGATCACCACGTTGGCGTCTTCACGATCGAACAGCTGCGCGCCGGTCTGGAAAGCGCCGGTCAGGAACTTGCCTTCGAAGCCGACCGCCTCGGTGGCGACCACTGGCAGCCCCCAGAGCACTGGACCGGCCAGGCCAAGCGGGTTGGCCAGGATGTAGCGGCCAAGGGTGTCTTTTGTCAGCTCGATCTTCGCCCAGTCGATGAAGTGCAGGACATGACCACTCGCTGGCAGGCGCGCAAGTTGTGCCTGGAGCATGGCCAGACGCAGATCGTCGATGCCGGACTGGTTCGCGACTTCGAAAGCGGGGTCGAATACCGAGGCCTGCGGCACGATGCCGTGCAGGTGAACGCCGGTACCGTCCGGATCACCACCATCCAGCGCCATGCAGATGTCCTGCAGCAGCTGCCGCGTGGCCTGAGTGTCGCCGTCCTTGTGCGCGGTGAGCGCCTTGGACATGATCTTTCAACGCCCAAAGGTCGCCGTTTAATGCCAGGTCATCGTCACTGGTGGTGATGCGCTCGCACGGAACCAGCTCAGGGGGTTCGAGCCTTACCGTTGTTGTCTTTACCGGTGCTGGCTGGTTTGCCCCGCAGGCCGTCAGGCAAAGGCTGATCAGCCCACTTACGAACAGCCGGGCTCTTGCGCTTGAGGTCTTCAAAGTCTTTCCTCGCCTGTTGTGCTTTCTGCTCGCTGGCTTTGAGTCGGTTGTTCAGGTCCGCCTGATAGGCGACGTTACGTGCTGCCTCGGCTCGCAGCGTGGTGATGGTGGCTTGGCTTTCAAGATTGGCCGCCAATGCATCGGCCTTGGCCTTCGTCTCGACGGCGACGTCAGCACGCAGGGCGATGACGCGGTATTGCTGCAGCCCAACGAGCAGGATGGCGACAAGCGCGATGATGAATGCTGCTGCGATCGCCTTCATATCGAGTCCGCCTTGCGGCCAAGGAACTTGATGATCAGCTCTCGGATGGCGGTGACCCCGATGAAACCGATCGCGCCGCCGGCACCGACCGACAAACTGGACGGCCAGGCCATCCACTCGATCACGCTGCTGGCTGACAGACTCAGTCCGCCGCACATCAACGCTTCCAGCAGCACACGCCATTTGTTGGCTTCCTTACCCTCATAGAGGACTCGAAGCATTGAGATGGTTGCGGCCATGATCGCTCCTTGCCAGAGCGGCGTCGTGATGATCAGCCAGACCTGCGCCCATAAGTCAGGATTTTTTTCAGGCATTGAATGCATCCGACAGTCCACCCTTTCGGGATCGGAAATGAATCAGCCCCGCAGCACTCCCAGCTCGGAGCGATGGGTGTGGCGGGGCTGAAAACGAAAAAGCCCCGGCAAATGCCGAGGCTCAGGAATATGTGCGTGTCTTCCCACGCTGCCCGTCAACGCCGCCCGGAGCATCAGAGGTATCAGGCGCATTGACTGCCGGTGTTCTTTCGTACCACGTGACTACCGGCAATACCGTGTCAACAGGCCCACCACCTGGCCGGTCAGCGGCAGACTGTGCTCGCACCGGGTCTTCGTGTTCTCGGCGGGCAGAAACCACTCACCACCATCAGCGATCGTGATGTGCGACCAGCGGGCCTGCCTGGTCTCGCCAACACGCGTGCCATGGCAGAGCATCATCAGCGCCAGCATGTTGTCGGCCGGTTCATGATCGAAGCCGTCGGCGAACGATTCGACCAGTGCCTCGATTTGCACGCCGCGCAGCCTGGATGTCTTCGGCTTGATTTTCGCCTTGGTGAAGTCGGTGAAGCAACGGGTAAGGCGCTGCCAACGTTCACGCCCACTGCGGTGCTGCCGGAAGGCGCCAAGGTGGTAGATCTGGAGAAATATCAGGAGGGCCGCAGCCGCTTCCGTGGCATCTACTCCACCCATTCCCTCGCTGATTTCAGCGCTTACGTTGCGGACCGCGCCGAGGCTGGCGCCCGAGGCTTCATCAATCAGGACGAGATGAGCTGCGTGTTGCTGTTCAACCTGGGGACCACCGAAGAGCCGGGCCATGCCGACGACCGCGCGGTGCTGAAGCTCAAGGCCACGGCCGGTTACGCTGCTGCACAAGCGATCGCGGACACCCGCTTGGCGCAGAAAGACCTGAGCGACTGGATCGAAGATTGGCACCAGTACCTGACACCAGTTGACGACGAAGGCAAGGCGATTCCGGTCGCAAAGGCCATCGCCGCAGTGCGCACGATCACGGTAAAGGCCACGAGCGAATCGGAAACCACGGTCGGCGACACCAGCGCCAGCCGCAGCGCCATGGACCAGATCGAGGCGCGCAGCAAAGAAACCCTGCCAGCCGCCCTGCTGTTCAACACCATTCCCTTTGAAGGTCTGGTCGAGCAGCAGATCACCCTGCGCCTTTCCGTGATCACGAGCGGCCCGGTGCCAGTGCTGAAACTGCGTTGGGTTGGTGAAGAAGTGCAGCGCGAAGCAATCGCGCAAGAGTTTAAAGCAGTGCTTGAAGAGCAAATCGGCGCCGCGGCAAAGCTTTCGCTCGGCAGCTTCACCTCATAACGATTCACGCCTGCATATTAAACCAAAATAATATGCAGGCTTTGACATAGCCACATAATACTAAAAACCTCGTAACGATCGACGATAATAAGCAACCCAATCAGCACCATATACAACCTTGAATTTAACCATTTTTGCAGCCCAATTCAGATTAGGATCGATATAAATCTGTCTATTTCCGAAAGGATAGAGATCCATACCCACCTCGCAGTTATCAGCCAAGCAATTTGAAAAATCACCACCACCTAAAGGCCCACCTACTCTGAGAAGATCAGCAGTTGCTTCCAACTCAACTGCACCGAAATTCATTTTGAGCCTTTCAACGGTTAAACCGTTTGGCGGAGAAGCTACAAGTCTTAACACGATGTCGCCCGGCCCATTTCGAATCTCGATCACAGGCCCTTCCGTTGTGATATCCCAGCTGTCAACGGATGCTTTCCATTCGTTTTTATCTATGACGAGCGTCGGACGCCCCTGCTTGTCACACAACATGCCACTAAGTAGAAATGGACCGCCTTCATCCTGTGGTGGGTCGATCCTGAAGATATCTTTCCCATAGATCCTTATCGGTACTCTGCAGTTTTTTAGTGTCATTCCTCCAATTCTTACAAACGGAAAACCGTCGCACAAATCAAAAATATCTTTAGCAAAGCCTTGAGTTAACGCCGCTGGACTTTCCATATGTTTTTTGATTTTAGATTTTGACCACTGCCCTCTGGTTACCTTTCCATGGCAGCCAGGACACAGCAGCGTTATACACTCAGCGACGTGCTGTTCAGCATCTTTGAATTCTGGATCGACATGTTCATATTCATAAATACCTGACCCACACACTACACAACCGAACCCGCACTTTTTTCTAATCTCTCGCCTTGTTGGCGCTTGGATATACCTCGAAAGCCCAAAACGATTGACGTCCTTCTCACGATCCATTCCAGATACCCCTCAAGGAATTCCATGGTTATTTATCTCCAGCAATGCAGAATCCAGTAACGCAGCTGATCACACCAGCGCATCCACCGCCACCTCAATCTCATTGATGGCCATCGGCACATGCAGTGAATCGTATGTTCGGTACTGTAGAAGTTCGTCCGCAGCAGCATTGGACAGGTTCTCAAGGTCCAGCCCCTGTTTCCTGGCCGCGATCAACACAGCCTTCAGGGCCATCCGCAAAGCCTTCTCCGCGTCTTCACTCATGACCTTCTCCCTTCCTGTAGAGAGGTAAGCGTAGGCCATTTCACACTCGAACGAACTCGGTCAAGTAATCTTAATCTTCATCGCTTTTTGAGAATGCCTTGCGACCGAACATCACAAGGTCGTGTTCGAATGCCTTGAATGTGCCTGATTTTCTGAATCGTTCTGGATTATCCAATATAGACTGCGTGATCTTGTCTTTTTGGCCTTTATCCATACTTGAATACGTAGAGGTTATATCCTTGACTTTTTCAAACATGTATTCAGCAAACCCAGTTGGCCACCAGTATTTACGAGGTGACAGCTTACCATCTCCAAGCGCGACCCTGCTGGACCTCATGCGTTTGGATTCTTTATGGCCAGTTAGCCCAAGCAACATGAAGCCTGGCAATTTCGTGTAAATCATTGTCGATGATTCAGATTCTAGCAAATCCATCTGCATGGTTCTGAGGAAGTACCTGTTCAGATTAGGTGGCGCGCCTCTCACATTCGTCTCTGCCATTTCCTCCAAAGGATAAAGGTGTTGCTCGTATTTTCCTAAAGCGTCACTGGAGCCTAGCAGGAAGCTGGCTAACACATTCTCGGCTTCATCAAGACTCCGATCACTCGCTTCAGATCGAGCGGTATTTTGGCTTCTTACATAAGTAAGAGTTCTCCAAGTTAACGAAGCGCAAAATTTAGAAAGCCAAGGACCATAGTTAGCCTCTGAAGTTTCGCCATTCACAAACGGGTAAAAAACTCTGTTGGCAAATTCGCGCTCCCAGCTTGAAAACAACTGCTCGCAGCATCCGCAGAGCCAATAATCTTTAACTATATCTTGCGCTCTCTTATTAATACTCTGATTAAAACGTATATAACCGGTAGCAGATGTTTCCTTTACCCATTTTCCAACGAACTTAGGTATGAAATGGCTAAGTTTTAGCTCTGAGTCTTTTTTGCAAAGCCTGCAAATCCCTCTAGGCATAACAACTCCTTTAATCCCCGATAAACACTTGATTTTGAGTACATCATTCCATCCTCTCATAAACGTAGCTTCTCGGAGAATCCATGACTACTGCAATCGATTTGTTCGCCGGGCTCGGCGGATGGTCTACCGGTGCCCGCGCGGCGGGTGTCGAAGTACTCTGGGCGGCAAACCACTGGCCGGTCGCTGTCGAGTGGCATAGCGCGAACCACCCGGACACCCAGCACATCTGCCAAGACCTGCACCAGGCGGACTGGACCAAGGTTCCGAGTCACGACATCTTGCTGGCCTCGCCCTGCTGCCAAGGCCACTCAAAGGCGCGCGGCAAGTCGTCCGGCAATCCTCAGCACGACTCAAGCCGATCCACGGCCTGGGCAGTTGTCTCGGCGCTGGAGTTTCACAGGCCCGAAGCGGCCATCGTCGAGAACGTTCCTGAGTTCATGGACTGGGCACTGTATCCGGCGTGGTTGTCAGCCATGCGCTCGCTGGGATATCAGGTCGCGCCTCACATCGTCGATTGCGCGGATCTGGGCGTGCCTCAGAACCGGGTCCGCATGTTCCTTGTCTGCACCCGAAGCGCGGCGCCTCTGATGCTGGACCTTTGGCCGGAGCGGCACACCGCGGCGAACTCATTCATCGATCTGGGAGCAGGCCGTTGGGCTGATATCGAACGCCCAGGGCGCGCGGCGGCAACGCTGGAACGGGTGAAGGCAGGTCGCGCAGCGTACGGCGACCAGTTTCTGTTCAGCTACTACGGCAACACCCGCAGCGGCCGCGCACTCACCCGCCCGATCGGAACCATCACGACGCGGGATCGCTGGGCCATCGTAAACGGCGACAAGATGCGGATGCTCACCGCGGACGAAAACCTGCTGGCCATGTCCTTCCCCGCCAACACCAAGCGCCCGGACAGCCATCGGTTGACGGTGCATATGGCCGGTAACGCAGTTCCACCGCTCGCTGGCCAGCGCGTTATCGAAGCGCTGTTGGCCGCCGCCTGACCAATCCCAAAGTAACCTCCAGAGGTTACTTCTCGAAAAGTAACCCAAACGGGTTACAGGAAATCAATCCATGCGCATATATCTCAGCGGGCCGATGACGGGCCTGCCCGATTACAACTTCCCGGCATTCAACGCTGAGGCCGCCCGACTCCGCGCTCTGGGCTACGTCGTCGAGAACCCGGCAGAGAATCCCCTGCCCGCCGACGCGCCCTGGCACCTGTGCATGCGCGACGCGATCCGACAGATGCTCACATGTGATGCTGTGGCATTCCTGCCGGGCTGGCGTCAGTCGCGCGGCGCCAACGTAGAAATCGAACTGGCCGGGCATCTCGGCATGGAAGTCATTCAAGCGAGCGGCATCGTTTCGCCGCAGGAGGGGTTATGAGTCAGGAACCGAATAAGGCGCCGCCGTCGAACTGTCGTCAGCAACTGGCCGCCGATGGCAAGCCCTACCCGCGCTCATCTTGCGCAGTTTGCGGGCAGTTCTCGCCGCGCTGGAAAGAGTGTGATGCTCTGCTAACCGCCGCCCCTGTGCCGCCCGCTGATGGTGAGGTGGAAGTGCTGGCAGTAGCGACCCTTGGCAGCTTCAGCGCTGAAGAGCTGGGGGAAATCGACGTTGAGCCTCAGATGAGAACTCTCGAGCGCATCCAACAGCAAGTCGTCACAAACGAAGACGTGAGCTTGGAGCTGGTAGACCGCGCCCACGTCACCCGCCTGCAGGCCGAGAACGCCGCACTCCAGCAGCGACTGACCGTCGCCGATCAACGGATTGATGATCTGGAAGCCGACATGGCTAAGGCGCGTGAGTTGCTGGAAGACGCTCAGGATCGCTACCAGTACGGCACGCTTGGTTGGTATGACATTAGTAACTTTCTCGCGCACCAATCCGCGCCAGCCGCAGCGCCACTCGATCCGGTTCACGGCGATGTGCTACCACCAGTCGGTAGCACGGTACAGATCAAGCTTGGCGATAGCGGCTGGTTCGATCACACCGTGACCGGCTATTACGCCTGGCCCAACCATGGGCTGGACAAAAACGTGCACCGTGTCTTCGTTCGCGTGAAGGATGCGGCCGGCACGCAAAATGCGCGACTCCTTACCGACGTCCGCATACCGCCGCCAGCCTCCCCGAAGTAACCCCGCCGCCCGTTCGGCCCCACCCTATCCCTATTGCCTGCTGCGTATGCGGCGAGGACGAAGTCATGCCCGAAGAAATTAAACTGATCCAAGTCGCGCCAGTCGTGCGAGATGATAACGGCTTTTTCCAGCACCCTGATCTCCCTGACTTTGACGAAGGTGATGGCGACAGGTGCAAGGCTTGGATCGCCGAACAAGGCCTGCAGGTGCAGATGGTCAGCCTGGAGTACCACAGCGACGAAGCAATCTCTGAACGCTACTTCGAAGCTGGTGACCCGGATTGCAGCTACTGGGAGCCAGACCGCCCTGAAGGTGAAGGCTGGTTCTGTCTGGCTATCCACGACACCGACGACGGCCCGGTCTGTTGGTGGGGCCGCCGGGAGGTGAAGCCATGATTATCGACGACATCATGACCGACAAAATCACGCTCCACGGCTTGGGCTTTGTCCAGGTGCAGCTGGAAGGTAGTCAACGCCTTCACGTCTGGCATCCGGAGCTGCCGCGCCGTTCCTGCTTCGAACATTCGGCGATTCACGATCACCGCTTCGACTTTGTGTCGCGCGTTTTGGTCGGCACTCAGATCAATCATTGCTTCAATCTACGCCGGCATGACGAAGGTGACTTCATGCTGTACCTGCATGAGGGCAAGCGCGGCGCGAACGGCGGCAGACCTTGGACTCCAGATGGTCGCGCGTATCTTGATCGGGGCTCGATATTCGAGGTTCGCGCAGGCAATGAATATGGCTCTCGCGCTTATGACTACCACCGGACCGAGCCCGGCGGCGATGGCAGGGTCGCAACGATTCTGCAGAAGGGCTCGGAGTTTCCGCAGGGCGCACACTCGACCTGTCGCATCGGCATAGAACCTGAGGCGGACTTCGACCGTTTCCAGTGGTCACCGACCAAGCTGTGGGAAGTGGTGACCGACGTGCTGCTGTGCCCGCGAGTGACACTGGCTCAAGAAATCAGGTCGACACCTACCACATAGGGTGCGAGCCCACCCCGGTGCCTCTTCATAAAATTTGCGTAGTGGCTGTCGAATGGCTCTGTGCCTTGCGCGCTCTTTATCCACGCCCGTACGCCCACAGAAATATCTTCAACGAAAGATGGTATGTCCACCGCTAGGGCGTCCATCAATACCGAATTGTGAAGAGTCAAAGGCCCTGGGGTGAGAAACAAAACTCTCGCATAGCCCAGATCTTTGTGCATGGAGCGGCCCTGATGTAAAAGCCCGCATCTGTATGCATAGCAAACAGCCCCACTGATAGCCACCTGTCCATCACGGATAGCTGGGTAGTTGACAGCTACCCACTTATCAAACCAGGTCTTGTAGCGGGCTGCTGTCGCTCGCCCGTCCTCGGACTCAAGAGCGGCGCAAATGTCAGGCAGCGCAAGCGCCGTAAACAGCGCGACTGAATAAAAACCCGCACCCGCCACAGCTTTTAGCTCAGCCAATAGTTCATCCATGTCACATCCTCCCAAAGCGATGAAGCATAGCTGACCATCCCCAAACCCTTCCCCATCTATCCACATCCCTGCTGGCGTACAGCGGGCGGGAGACACTCATGCGAAAAATTCAAGAAACACGGCCACTGGTTGAAAGCCTGAGCGCGCGTATCGCGAAACGCGAAGGCGGCTCGCCACGCCCCTTGGACACTGATGCCACGCTTCACCGGCAGTCACTGGATGCAATCACCGAGTTGAGGGCAGCGCTGAAGCTCAACCTCGAAAACCTGCAGGCCTGCCAGGCAACGATTCACCTGTGCGGCGGTTTCGATCCTGCCTACGTCAACGACGCCCAAGCAGCGATGAAGATCGCTGACGCAGCCTTGGCCAAATACCCAGCACTCAACCCCGCATAGACCCCGGACGGAGGTAGCCAACATGAAGCGCGAACTGATCAAGATCAGCGAATTCCGCCGCCGGCGCTGGGGCGAGAACGGGACGCCGCCCTGCTCCCAGGCGATCCGCAATTACATTCGAGACGGCAAGCTTCCGGGCGAGCAGATCGGGAAACTCTGGTATATCGATTGGGCGGCCTTCAACAAGTCCGCCGGCAACGAGCTCGTAGCGATGGTATTGAAAGGAGCAGCATGATGGTCCCACGGCCGCGCAATAAGTCGAACAGAGGCTTGCCGCCGAACCTCTACCTGGATGATCGGCGCGGGACCTACCGGTACCGCAGGCCGACTGACGGCAAATGGTTTCCGTTTGGAGCCGATCGGGTAAAAGCGGTAGACGCGGCCAAGCAATTGAACCTCGCCTTCATGCAGGGCGCCGACCTGGTTGGCGCGGTAATGGGTGAGTCTGCCGAGCTGTTCACCACCTTCCTGACCCAGTACGAAGAAAAGGTGCTGCCTCCACGCGAGCTATCGGAAGGAACGCTCGGCCTGTACGCCGTCCACTTCCGGCGTTTCCGGAAGGCGTTCGAAGGTAAAGCGATCGATCAGATAACGATTCGCATGATCGCCGAGCTGCTGGATTCGGTCACGCCTCGTACCGCTAACCAGTACCGCGCGCTGCTGATCGACATATTCAACCACGCCGCGGCCAAAGGGCTGTGCCCCGACAACCCAGCAATGAGCACGATCAGCAGGATCGAAAAGAAGTCCCGCAAGCGTCACACCGTCGAAGGCCTGAAAGCCATCCGGGAGAAATCGCCCACCTGGCTGCAGAACGCAATCGATCTTGCGCTGATTACCGCACAACGACGCACTGACATTCTATCCATGAAGTTCGAAGACGTGAAGGACGGATACCTCTACGTGGTCCAGCAGAAGACCGCGAAAGCGTCGGACATGGCATGGATCAGGTTCAGGGTTACACCAGAGCTTCAGCGCGTCATCAGCCACTGCCGAGACAACATCGTCTCGCCCTTTCTGATTCACCGGCGGCCGGAACGAAAGAAACAGAAGCAGGCTGAAACGAAAGAGCACTGGACCAAGATCGAGGAACGGTATCTGACCAGGGCATTCAAGGAAGCGCGAGAGGCTGCGGATTGTTACAAGGGATGGAAGGAAGAAGAGATGCCGGGCTTCCATGAAGTCAGGGCGCTGTCGCTGCACCTGTACAAGAAAGCCGGAAAGGATGGGCAGAAGATCGCCGGCCACGCCAGCGAGGAGATGACCAAAAACTATCAGAAGGATCACGCGGAAGTGGTCTGGTCAGAGGCAGTACCCGACCTCGATATTAGCGAAATCGCCGGATAGTTTTGCGCCAGTTTTGCGCGGGTTTTGCGCAAACCAGAAATGAAAAAGGGAATCAGACCTGTAAGTGGCTGATTCCCTTTACAAAATATGGTCGGGACGGAGTGATTCGAACACTCGACCCCTAGCACCCCATGCTAGTGCGCTACCGGACTGCGCTACGCCCCGACTAGGCGTGAATCTGTTGTCGCTTCTTGCGAAAACGTCGAGGAATATACCCTAAGCGTTTGAATGATGGAAGTATTTTGATTCACCTGCTTCAGGTGCGAAGCACAACCAAGACGTCTTCCAGTTCAGTGATCATTTGTTTGATCAGTTGCTTGTACTGCAGGGAATCATCCTTGACCTCATCGCTGGACATCCGCAAGC